TGACTTGAGGGCCTTGTGCTACGTCACAGGAGCTGTGTGTGCGACAGTTACCAGCGGATGTGACTATGACTTTTCTCAGCACACGCCTTGCCGTGTTAGATTGCTCTCACCCACTTGGACTATCCCGACAGTCACTGACTTAACGATTGCTCCGGGCATTGCGACGACCGGCAAGGAGTTTGCGACGCTCGCGAGGATGTGTGGAGCTAGCGGTGTGATGTCCATTACGCTCATGAGTGACGTGGTCCCGCCGCAGACTCACAAGACCTTGCAAGGTTTGGAGCTGGGTGTATTTTGCCTTAAGTTGTTCGCGACTTTGATCAACTCCGCGCAGTCTTGTGCTTGCGCGTCGATGCATGTCCAAGCCTTCTTTGCTGGCATGAACCACCACCTCACCTTGCGGTCCCACACCGATGAAGGGGGATGGATAAGGTCAGCCCTGAAGAGCGCGGAGTACCCACCGAGCGTGGGTATAATCACAGTCAGCGGCAACTCCTTCATGGGCGTGTCAGCCAACCAGAAGCTCAACCCCTCGTTTGTGCCTCAAGTAGTTTTAGGTATATTCTTGGAGTTAGTAGGAACGCTGGTCACGAGCGATCCAGAATCCGGAGATGGTGTTACCATACTCGCTAAGGACGGTGGAGGGAATAGCCCTAGCGACTTCTCGACGCTACGTGACGCGTACTATCACGCCCTGTCTAGGTTTAGGGGTGCACTTTGCAAGGACTATGACTTGCATGTTAGTACGGTGGGCGATGATTCATCGTCCGATCCATATTGGCGTAGCGACCAGCCAGACCGACACTTTGAAGCCAGCGTGATTGTCCCCTTCTACTGGGTTGAGCCCGGTCCCTTGACAACTCGAGCGCGCGAATACCCTAACGTGATGGTACAGGGTAAGTCAGTTGAACTCCCCCTAATGTCTGTCGATGCAACTTTTAAGTCAGTGGGTTATCAGGAGCATGCAGGGCGCGCGGTGCGCGGTGGCGCGTCATACCTCAGGTCCAAAGGATGCAACCCTAGGCTCGATGGCTGTAGCTACTTGATGTCGCAACGCTATCGACGCGAGAACGGCTTAGCATACATGGAGGCGGTCACAAACAGTGCAGTGGGAGTGGTAACGACCGATGCCTTGTTCGTAGAGGAGGGTGTCACCATTATGTCAGAACGTGGATGGGTGACCCCTCATAATCCAGTCCGCTCACCTGGGGAGGGACGTACGAGCTTGCCGTTCCTCACGAAGTACACGTATCGAGGACACCACGGTGAGCCGAACCATGATGATTGGGCGACAGCCACTGTCCACAGTTATGTCAGTCCCCTCTTCGTAGTAGATCACGGACCACAGCTCCCCAAAAAACACGTAGTAACCCACGCATCCAAGCAATCCTTGGCTTGGGCACGTAACCAAGGCCGCTATATACCGGCGAAATTATATGATATGGCATCATTCCCCCCAGATGTTATTGAACCAGTTGAATACCCAGAACCACAGCCAGCAACCCCTGAGAACGCAACCTCAGAGGGGTGCGACACACAGATAGAGACAGAAGACCAGAACCCGCCTAGTGCTGAAGGCATTGATACGACACTCACGATATCGGGAGACTCCGGTATGAGGGTCCGTCTACCAGATGTCCAGTTGGAAACCAAAGACCCAGTGGGAGAGGGAAGTGTCTAAGACACTCCCTCCCTCAGTCGCAGTTAGGCTGGGAGGTCAATGTCTCGACCTGAAAGAGGCTGTGGTTAGTATTAGAGTTGCGGAAGCAGTGTGTGGTAGTGCGGGGGCACTACTCACAGCACTTTATTGTTATTTAGTTCCCGTCCAATACGGCGGAGTTAGCGTAATTGAAATAGTAAAAATGATCGGAGAAGCAAGTACAAGAAAAAGCACCGAGAGTTTGAGTATAACATCAAAAAAAAGAAGAAAAAGAGGGGTTGGAACGCGTACAACAGGACGCAATAAGAAAAACAAGTGGAAGCGGGGTTCTTCATCCCTAATGTCGGCTGTAAAGCTGAATGATGGGGGAAGTGGTATGGAAGGACCGTCGCCTGAGGCTTCGGGAGATTACTATACAGCACTGTCGGCATATGGTGACCGCCTTATGGATAAGGAGAAGTTACTAAGGAGAGGGGGCGGAAGACGCTATGACACACAATTGCCCACGGCGGTCTCACGGGCGTATGTGAAGTGCTGGGAGTACGTACTGGATACGGAGTATCCTAAGGACCTACTGGATGGTAGAGTCAACGCACCAGAGAAGACGGGGGAGATGTGGTGCCGGGACTACCTAGACGATGCTTTCTCAAAACTGACGATGTTGGGAGCGGTCGTATCAAGGAAGACTGGTACTAGAATTGGTGAGATGAAGGTTGCTGAACTAGCTCAACTCCTGATGGAGGAGGGCGGAAGCTTTGGTAAGTGCAGCGTTATGCTCGACTTGATACAGAGTGGTATAGTTGATGACCGTATAGTCTTCCCGTTGAAAGACCACCCGGCGGCGGCGACGAAAACAAACGTGCGGGTATCTGACGTGTTAACGGACATTAAAAGGTACTACCCCGGGTGTTGGTCATCACTCCCACTAGTCATGGAGGGACTGGTCGGGTGTGGTAATGATGAGGCGGCCGGATGGTTGATATGGTATGTCGCAGCATTCGAGGTAAATCAGGAGATAGCACTAACTGTGATGTCTCTACGGCACATTAGCGGGTGTATTAAAGAAATCTCTACGGCAGTCAAGTCAGTTGGATTGAATTCAACACGAGAGGGAGCAATGGTGTGCGAACTCAACGTACTAGTTGGGAGGGGCGCAGTCCCTGGGAATGCGGATGAAGATGTAATGCCGAGGATAAGTAAAAGGAGGTTCCTATCCGAGAAGGCGGCAGTGATGGATCCCGTCCTATTAAGGGAGGCAATTCGTGACGTCCTCGCGGAAGAGTTAGTTGTCGAGCCCAAGTGGGATGACAAAGATTCGTATTGGAGCCGTAGATGGATGTACACGAAGAGTGGGTCCCACACTCGAAAAATCGAGGATGTGGTATTTGGACAGAGGTTGGATCTGCCACCACAACCAACACGGAGAGAGTTCTCGGAGGCGATCGAGGAGAACTTAGTAGCTTTCGGGAAACCAGAGGTGTGGTCCGGATTATCATGGAAACTGGAGCACGGAAAGACTAGGGCGATATACGGATGTGACTCGAGATCGTACTTCACATTTGACTACTTACTCCAACCAGTGGAAGCAGTGTGGAGAAACAGGCGGGCCCTACTGAACCCAGGGTCCGAGCTACAAGGGAAACTATACCCTCGGCTGGGTCAGGAGGGGCCTTACCGCTTTATGCTCGACTTTGACGACTACAATTCCCAGCATACACTGGACGCCATGAGGATGGTGATAGAAGAGGCATGCGCTGGGGCCCCACATGATGTACTATCATGGGCGGTTGAGAGCTGGGATTCAATGTATGTGAGATGGGTGAGCTCGAGGACAGGGAAGTTGGAAACCAAGAGGATGGTTGGGACGCTTCCTTCTGGCCACAGGGCAACGACTTTCGTAAACACTATCTTAAACGCGGCGTATTGTAGGATGGTCGCAGGCCCGGACTATAATTCGGTTAGGAGCCTGCACGCCGGGGACGACGTCATCATGTCTGGCGGTAGCGAGGCGATAAGCCGGATAGTGGCGAATGTAGAGAGATCGCCCCTCAGGGTGAACAGGTCAAAACAGTCAGTTGGCAACGTCGGCGGAGAGTTCCTGCGGGTCGCGTACCGTGAAAAGGAGGCCTTCGGTTATATGGCCCGCGCAGCAGCATCGTGCGTGAGCGGGAATTGGGTCACGGAGGCGGAGGTATCACCACGATCTTACGTTGAAAACTTCACGAGGTTATCGTGGACAATGGCGAACAGGAGTGGTGTTAAAAATATAGGTGCCGTCCTGACTAGCTCTCTCAGGCGGAGAGTTCCAGCACTAGCTAACATGGCACACGAGATAGTGACCCTCCGGACTAGTGTAGGGGGGTCGCCGGTTAGGACTGACTCACCAAACAAATGGAAGAAGGTGGATTTGGAAGGCGGCCAGATGGAGAAACCAAAAATGGATGTGGGATTAGCGAGTTACGCCACGGATGCGTATCTGCATTCCCACGTCGATATCAAATTACTGAAAGAAGCTGGGGTGGAGCCCGGGTCCCTACGAGCCATGATGCTAAAGGCGTCATATAAGCCTAGGGGGACTATGAGCCCAAGCCGACTCAGCGCCACAGTTACAATATGCCCACAGGCGGTCAAGACAGGGCTAGTTGTAGCGACGCATTTCCCGCATCGGGGCGAAAAAACTTTACCCACAGCCCTTAGGATGTTGGAGGGGATGTTCAAGGCAGTCGACTGGCGGAAACTAGTCGCGCGGTTACGAGGGACAGACGAATCGTTACTGTCCACGACAGGAAAGATGGAGTGGCCAGTAGGGTGTGATCTAGGAGTCAGTTACTCGGATTGCATGACATTGCGCGAGTCATTCACGAGACCGACACTCGTAATGCCAATATACAGGGTGTATGTATAGGTGTCTTCGGCTGACACCACTAGACGGACGAACACGTCGCAGGACAAAACAGGTG